ACTGTATTTATAGCCACAGCAAGGGCTTACTAATTCTGTCATTTGTTTAATTGTTTAATTGATTAATAAAAAGGAAAGGAGCGGACTTATATACAACCGAGTGTATAATCCATTGTAATGCCCGTCTAGGGGTAACGCCTAGTCCTAACCTATAATTGTTTGATAAAAAGGAAGTAGGGAAGGGCTTTTCAACCGTAAAATATTTTATCCCTTTAAAAAGTATAATTTAACAAACGAGGGGTTCATGTCTCGTTCCACTTTATACAACCTATAATTGTTTGATAAGTTCAACAACCTCATCTACTTGCTTTTTATTTCTTGGCATAAAAAGCACATAGTGATGATTGTTTTCTTTAAGATGTTTTTTAAATAGCTTCCACCTTAAAGGAAAAGACTCATTTGCATAGCCTTTTGTTTCGATAATAAATTTACCGTTTGGATCTACAAAATCAGGTGTATATGTAATAGGTCTGATTTTAGATCCTTTGTTATATAACTTTTTAGCTGTTCCCTCATAACACGCTTGAGGATAGACTGTAGCTGGAAATATAGTAAAAGTTGTTTCTTCATATTCTACTAGTACTTCAGCTGCTTCTAGCTGTTTATAACAATATAGTTCTAGATTAGATTGAAAGTTTTTACCATCATAGGTAGATTTTTTAGCATTTTTTACCTTTGTTCTACCTGCTTTCTTAGCTCTCTTTTTCCACGCCATAATTCATAACATTAGTTTGAAGATACCCCTCTAATCCTCTATTCTTATTCCAGATAAAAGCTTGACCACATCTTAATGTTCCCACATATCCTTGCGTTTTATGCCAAGCATCATTTCCACATATAGATGGGATAAATCTAACCTTAGTCCCCATATATTCATTGAGCATTTCTTTATGCTTATGTCCACAATGTACTTCCCTAACTTTACATCTGCTCCACATTTCCGGCTGTTCAGTGGCAATCAATAGCGGAAGCTCTTGTGCCTTTTCTTTATCTCCGTGCGTAAACATTATCATATTAGTTCCATATTCATAATACTTTCTAGTGTCTAGACTATTATCTATTGTGACATTTTTATTATTATGATACATAGCATCTAAAACTTCTCCCACATAAAACATGCGTTCAAAGTCATGATTACCTTGTACAACTACAACATCCACTGGGGCAAACTGCGCTAAATAATCAATTGCTTTCATAACTAAATGCCAATAGCCTCTAAAAGATTGTCTCCATAATAAGTGATCTTGTTGAGGTGTACCCTTAGTTGTAGCTCTTGAATAACCTTCAGAATTAAGACCGTCATTACCAACTGGTAATAAAAATCTATTTATCTCAATTCCGTCTGCTTTTCTATGTAAATCTATAATAGCTTTCATATAATGATTCTCTATAGTTCCTGGATCATCATCTGTTATCTTACCATAATGTATATCTGGTAATGATATTTCATATAGTACTGGATCTTTAGGTTTAGAATATTTAAGCTTTTTAACTTTATGCGAATTAGTTTTAATATAATTTAATAATTCTTCTTTAACTTGGGGCTGTTCATGCCACTGATTATGAGTTACTATACTATATCGTTGCTCTCCATTAAAATTCTGCCAAAATTTAACAGACTTTACATCTGCCATTGTCAATCCATTATCCAATAAATGTTTTGAGAATGCTTGACTCTCAGTCAACTCGTGACCATTATCATTATTCATCCTTTCTTGTACCCACTCTTCAGAGGTTACAAGTTTTTTACAATCTCTGATTATAGCTATATCTGTTTCCCATTTATCAGCTAGCCATTGCGCTCCTTTCTTTAAAAATCCTTTTCTTGTTCTTAGTTTTTCAATAATTTCATCTCTGTTCATTTAATATGTTTTTAAGTTCATTAAAATTGCCTACCTTATGAACTAAATCTGATGGATCTTTAGATTTAAATTTACTTGGTATGCAAATGTTATTAAAACCATATAAGTCACAAATCTTTTTTGCCATAGTTTGACCAGGATTTATTGCTTTATCAAAATCATTGTCATATAAAATATCTATTGTATTGAATCGTTTTTTAAGCTCACTTATTAATTTCTCATCAGGCATTTGCATTTCACTTTGCATAGCTATCGAATGATAACCGGCAGAATATAAACACATAACATCTTTAAGAGAAGAAGTAATGATCAGTCTGTCGCCAGACTTCGGAAGTTGGTTAAAGCCTTGCACATCTGCTTTTCTTGTATTGCTTAACCACTTATTAGTACTTTCGTAAGGAGAATAGATTTTATATCGGTTTTTAAATTTAAAGGCATAACTAATTGATTTACAACTAAATCTTATTTCGTTTACCCAAAAATGACTTATTGGTTCGACTGCAAACTTAAGTAAAGTTTTTTTACTAATCAAATACTTTGACCAAAATTTTTCGTCTTTTTTATTCCAGGCTCGTTTTTTCTTTTGTAATATAACCTGTGTTTTTATAAATTTTGGAGTTTTCTGTCGGTAGCCCATATACCCCATAGTAAAATTAATCATTTCTTTTTTAGAACTTAAGTTTAAATTAAAATCACAATCAATAATTCGCAAAGCTCCTATAAAAGAACATCCATATTTATGTTTTACATAATTAAAGCAATCAAAAGTATGATCCGGATTCCCAAAATCTTTATACAATAGTTTGCCATTATATGGCGTTATATATACTGTAGGAGATTTGTCTTCTCTTAGTTCACTATTAAATTTCTTTCGAAGTTCTTTAAAACTAGGGATATAATACATAAAAATGTCATACTCAGTAATTTTACCAAGTATGACATCTGTATGTAAATGATCATTGCTATCTCTGCTTTTTATAGCCATTAGAATGGAGCTTCTTCAGTTTGTTTTACACCATTTTGAGGAGTATCTGGCATTGTCCAGTCATCTTCTTCTGAAATAGTATCTGGAGTAACTAGCCCGGCCGTAGAAACATGTGTTCCCCATTTAAGATCTGCATTAAAATCAGCATTAAATGATCCATAATCATCATTAAGTGCTTTAATAAATAAATCATCTCTTTGAGGCTTAACTCTACCAAAGTATTTAGTATATACTTGTTGGTATTTATCATCTTTAACTCCTATAAGAACTCTAGCTTCATTTGTAGATAAATTTGAAACTAATGTTTTAATTTCAGCTAAATCTCCATTTGCAATAGCAGAGATAGTATCAAAATAAACTTCATCTCCTGATGCTACATTAGCCCAAGCTTTAACAAAATTGATAAGAGTTTCTTCACCTGTATAAGCTTTTCTTTGTCCTTCAGTTTTCCACCATTCATAAGTTGGTGATTCTTCAGACCAAGTTGATTGCCCAATACTATTCATCCATTGAAATTTACCATTTTGAGACACTTTTGGTTTATTTTGCATTAATATTTCTAATTTAAAATTACCATCTGTGTTAGCTAGCCAAAATACAACTTTATTGTATGCTTCTCCGCTAAATTCTACTGTATAATTTGGTTCTTGTTTAACATTAATATCCATTGCATGTAATTCCGCCATTGTTGGATTTACTGCTTTAACTTTAACATTTGTTAAACCTGAGTAAGTTTTAATTCCACCTACTACTTCTTCTGTACTTGCATTACTTTGTATTGCCATAATTTTAATTTTTATTGGTTTTTAATTTATAATTCGAACGTATCATCGTCCATTTCTAATTCTTCTTCTTGTTGCTCTTTTACTAAATCTAAAGTATCTTCAAAAGAAGGGATCTCTAACTCATCCTCATCTTGAGCCGCTTTTAATAAAGTTTCCTCTGGAGTTTCAAATTCTGTAGGACTCAACATATCTATAATAGCTTCTTGAGTTTCTTGCATTTGATGTTTAATTTCTCCAACTGACTCAATAGCTTCGTCTATAGCTTGCTCTAAAGTGACCTGATTAGGATTTATAATCGGCTCATCTGTTACATCTTCCATACTATTTGGAAATTGTGTAGATTCAGTCACATCATCTACAAAGCTAAAAGATAAAGTTTTCTTTCTACTAGGTCTTCTACCTTTAAGAAGAGGATGCTTAAACATCTCGTCTACTTCCCATGGTTTAATCCCATACTTGATTGCCATCTCTGACTTGTTTACACCGTCCTTAAGATCTTGGTCGATCATAGAAACAGTAATTTGTTCAGGTGTTTCACCTGGTGTTACTTGCTTTTTCATTTCAATCATTTTTTTTGTGTTTAATTAATCTATAAATATTTCTGACCAGTTTAAAGGCATGGTCTGTCCTTTTAAATGCGCACATCGTGAACCAGCAGTTATATCATCTAAAGAATCAAAAGAAATCATAGTTTCTTCTCCTTCTCTATATATATAACCAACAGCATCAGCGTTAGCGCATGTAATTTGCTTAATCTTACCAGTTAAATCAAGGTCCTTAACAGCAACCTCTTTACCTTTCTTTTCAAGCATTTTATCTTTTAAGTGCCCAACTAAGATAATGTGATCCGCTAGTTTATTCAATTTATCTATCCATTCTTTGTAGGCCATCCTTAAATATAAGTAGCCAGCGCCATTAGGCAATGATAGTACTGATGCACCAGGGTTCTTCTGATCAAAGTTTTTACCCATTGGAGT